CGGCGACGACAAGAAAACCAAGACCGAAAGCAATCCCACCAAAAATCTTCATGTTCAATCTCCTTAGCTTATTATTCATACTACCACAGTTTTAAAAATATGTACACAACTATTTTCAAAAGGATGAAATTATTATGCTTCCTTCTCGACATACTCACAGACCATCTCTAAGAACAATGCTGGATACGCTTCCATATCCATAAGCTGTTCACGGACAGTCTCGTTTACACCATGCTTTGCAAAGTAGTTTGCAACGGCACGCTCAATGGTCGGCATGCCAAAATATATAGTGATAGGACACGTCATTACGCAGCTTCCACCATGCGGTCATAGTCACTCATCTCAGCTTCAGCATCATAGTCACGGAAGATGACCTTGAGCTTCATCATTGTCAGAGCGGTTTCAGCCAGAACTGCGATCGAAGTCTTAGATGGAGACTTGTGGTTGTAGTACTTGATATGGATCCAGTTGATCATGTTGTGCGCAGCATTCTTTGCACGGACAATGCGGATTACTTCACCACGGATAGTACCAGCAGCAGACTCGTAACGAACACGGTCACCGATGAGAACGTTGGTAGGATGTGTCATACTCTAAGATCCTTTATCACAGTTGGTATTACCATTATACACAGTTCTGAGATTTTGTACACAACTATTTTGGAAATTAGAGGTAATTTTCGGTTTTGAATCGGTTGCGGATTTCGGGGAGGGTAAAGGTGATGGTAATGGTAGGATTTCCGGAAGGGGTATCGGAGTTATATTTGATGTTGATGATGTGGGGATAGTAGGGGGTGAGGGTTTCGAAGATATTGTGGTTGTAGTCGAAATCGAAGGTGATGGTGTTGGTCATGTTTTTTCTCCTTAGCTAACTATACCAGTGTACCATCTTTTCAAAATAATGTACATCAAAAAGTGAAAAAAAATGCAGCCGAAGCTGCATTTTCTTATTGGTAATGATAGGCTCGACAGAGAGCCGCTGCTTTCTCAAGGTACTCTCGAGACTTGACAACGAATACCTGAGGTACCGGTTCCTCATCCACGGCAATGATGACAACCAGTTGAGTAGCCATCATACCAGTCATCTCCCATAGCATATACGAGTAGAGAGCCGTCTGGAGGAAGTAGGATTCAATCCACTGCTTCATCTTCTTCCTGGCAGATGTCTTGTAGTCAATGATCGCCATCTTGCCATCCCACAACGCAATCAGATCACATGAACCGGCAATCTTCAGTTCATCTGATACCAGCGTCAACTCACATCCTACAATGTCATCGACGTGCTCATCCAGGACCTTCTTGACCTGATTGAACAGTACTGCATTGAAAGGCATACTAACATCCACGTCGTCACCACGGACGTAGCTCTCACACATGTTGTGGATGTTAGTGCCTCTTGTCGATGCAAGCCGACTTGTGAAGTTGGCCTGTTCCTCACCGACCCGTGCCCGCCAGTCGTCTAGACCGGACTTGTCTAGCATCTTGCCGAGCACGGTGGTTACCGATGGGTATTTTCCGTTTGGTGTCACATAGTGACGTACTCCGTCGATCTCTTCACGAGGATAGTGATCGAACTCCTCCTGTAACCAGGAGAAATTTTTACGGTTGGAGACCGAGTTGTTGCCGCGCAATGATATATTCCTTCACTAGCTTCGATCGAACAATATCCTGTTCGAGGAAGTCAATATGTACAAAGTCATTCAGCCGATCGATAACACGCATGAAATTTTTCAGGCCGTTCTTCTCTTGGTCTTTCGTAAGATCTGACTGACGGAAGTCACCACAGAACAGTACTCTACAACCCTTACCAATACGTGTAATAACAGAATCCAGTTCATGGAATGTCATGTTGTTCATCTCATCAACGATGATGTAGCAATCATTCATTGTGACACCACGAATAAACGATGTCGAGATAAACTCAATGGCATTCTTCTGCTTCAGCACCTCGTATGCATCTGACCTGCTAAATAGCTCTGTACAGATTGAATAGTAAGGTGCCTCGTATACCTTCATCTTCTCATTTTGGTTACCCGGAAGGAACCCCATATCACGTGTTGGTACTACTGATCTTACTATATAAATCTTCTTTTGTACACCTCTTTTTTCCATCATCGCTTCAATTGTTTTATATAGTGCGATGTACGTCTTGCCGGTACCAGCCATACCATGCAACATCAGATGTTTTCCAGCATCGAATGCTTCAAATGCAATACGTTGATTCTCTGTGAGCGGGTTAACGTCTTTAAGCGTGAAGTTCTGACTTCTGAATGTTAGACCTTCTTGTTCATCACCATTCTGTCTGGCAATTCTCTTCTCTCTTTTTGTTAAACGCGGCTGGTTGTGTTCCACAAGTTATCCCTTGCTTTTATGTTTCGTGACGACGTCCCTAGTTTTAGATGCCTTGACACCTTTATCGCCGTGTGATTGACCCAATGGAGAGTGTGGGTTTGCCTTGGCGATTCTATTCAATACGTCACCAAACCCACTATCCGTCTTGACTCTGTCACCGGTGTTGCCGATAATCGAAATACTAAAGACCGGATTGATGGTGGGATTCTCAGCCAAATATGTCTTATAGGAATCATAAGACATCACATCCTCCCACTGCTCTCCGGTCTCAGTATCTACGAATTCATATAACGGCATCAATACTCTTCTTCAGTCAATTGAAATAATGCATTGACATTTTTAGACTTTAATGCCGCTCGCAGTCTTTTTTCTTTGATACGATCACGTTGATTATTTTGACCATAGTGTTCGTAATCATCACTGTACTTATTATTACGTTTAACCGACTTGCTCATTAGGGAATCAGTCCTGGGAATGCAAGGTTGACAACTTCGGCATCAATGCCTGTTACCTTCCTATCCTTGACAGCAATGAGTAGTTGTGCATCCTTAGGATACATCGTCTCAAGAAGTCCAATGAATAACATCTCACGCTTGACCTTGCCAAGCTCTGGGTTATTACCAAGAAGATACATTGAGAGAGTTCGAGCTTCATGATACAATCGACCTTCCTGATCAAGGTATGCAGTAGGCTTGTATGGAGGTGCACCCTCTGGTAGTTCCCACTTGACACCTGGATAGAATGCAAGTTCTAGGATATAACGAAGGGTATCGCTATTGTGATCACGCAGGTATTGTGCTTTCTCAACAGGTGTTGTAAGCTTTCCTGCGTTCTCGATGATTTGTGAAATAGCTAGTGTTGCCATATTAAAACTCATTGATGCTTTCGATTAGGTTCTTTAACTTCTTTTCAATGAAGTAGTTGAACAGGTTTTTACGATCCTTGCCTGCCTGTGCTTCATACTCAGAAAGGATATCCTCTTGGATATTCTGAGGAATGAATGTCAGGTCTACAAGCTGTTGGTTGCGACGGTATCCACGTAGCATACGCTCGTCGCAAAATTCTTCTGGTTTCTGATTGACCCATGTATCCACCTTCTTACTGGACACGGGCTTCTGCCGTTCACCTACAACCAGACAGTTGTCAGTCGACAGGAAATTAGGTATACCATCACCGATATCACCACGCATGATGTGTTCCTTGATGAACCGATCAGGATCGTTGGTGGTGCGGTACTTCTTCTGTACCGGATCGAACTGCGTGACGTTGTTGTAACGCTGCAGCTGGACGAAGTCCTTGTCACCGGAGAGTACCAGGATCTTCTCATTGGTATCACCGTGCTTCATAACGAGTGCACCGATGACATCGTCGGCTTCTGCACCGTTAACTTGAATGACACGATAGGGGAAGAATACCTTGAGTTCGTCGCGGATCTTATGGAGTGAATCGAAGATCTGAGTCCAGTTGAGTTCGGACTTTTCACGCGACTTCTTACGGTTGGCTTTGTAGTATGGAAAGATGTCACGCCGCCAGAAGTTACGGTCATCGCATGCGATGATCATCTCGCCGTACTCGTTTTTAAACTTCATGTTATATGAACGAATAGAGTTAAGGATCATATGGCGAAGAAGTTCTTCCTCGACTTCTGTATTTGTGTGGTTCCCAAGTTGCATCATCAAATTGGAAATCATTACTTGCGAAAGGTCAACAATAATAATAGTCATTCTCCTTCATTATAAAAACAGAGCATCCAACCGCTGGTGTTGTGTCTTGCAGCAATATTGTTGCTAGTTACTCTAAATCCACCGTGCCCATTAGTAGTCAAAGGCGGTATTTTTTGCCCAATATTTTTTCTCAATGTAGTAGATAGTATCTTATTTTCACGGCAAACATTATCAAGTTTACCAGTAACATCAATTTCCTCTCCAAGAGGATTTATTAATTTCCATTTTTTAGCATTTGGATTTTTTAATCCGGAGCATGCGCCATTAAGTTTTTTTGTTTTACTAATTTTATCAGACCAAGAAATAACGCGGCCTTTTAATTTTTCTGATATGATTTTGTTTCTTTGTTCAGTATATTTAGTATATCCACCAGAACCACCGGCCGCCTCATTTAAACCGATATATGGGCGCGGTCTAAGCTCAGTTTCTAATAAAAAACACTCAGACTCAGAACCCATGAAAATAATTTTCATATTATTTTTATATGAAAACGACATTTGTCTTATCGTTTGGCCAATGGTGTATTTTGATTTACTATGCGCTAACCATCTTCCTTTTGGATTATTAGTAACACCGACATAACTTTCATAATAAGGATACATATCGTCTAATGGTCCAATAACATAAACAAAGTATTGCAACTTGGTATCCTCCTACTATAATAGTTTATTTATATTATAGTTGATTTACACCAAATTAAAGAGCTTTCACTCTTCCTCCGTTTCAGTTGGCATAGAATAGGTATATTCTACGGTATCATCGTCATTGTAGCTAAATTCGAATAACGTATCAATCATCTTGTGGAATGGATGGTCAATATTGTAGTATTTATACAACAGAGACTTAGTAGCTTCCACAATCATCGAGACATCTTTGATGTACTCGTGTTGATCTGCATCAATACCGTTAGACATGAAGATGCTGATCAGTTGTGGTATCATGTCAGTAGCCATGACATCGGCAGCTTCACGTCTCATGCGATCGATATCTGCAACCATCTCCTCTACAGATTGTGGCGGTGTATTGAGTTTGTTTTTAGGAAATTGTATTACATTACCCGTCACTTAATTACCCTTAGTAGAATGGTTTGTTCGTTCAGCCGGCCGTTCGGTGCAGAAGCGGCCGTCTTCAGTTCTGGCATGAATGACCTGATAGCCACCTTGCCAACCTTCAAGAGTTCTGGGATTGTAATCTCTGGTTTCCTGAGAGACTTCGATACGCTCAATTCGGTATCCCAACCAATTAGAGTCGTTCCCTTCACTTGAATACCCTGAGGACTCATCGAGATGTACTGGGTCAGCTTCTTGTACTTTGTGTTGTATACCCATAGTTGGTTACATCCTACAACCTCAGTCGGATGGACTGAAACAATCCGCAGTGAAGGTTCTTCCTTCTGGTACTTGAGAGCCTTGACAACATCAACAGCCGACTTGACTTTCTTTTCACGCGGCTTGCGAAGCTTGACAGCCTTCCTATTATTTATGAACTTGTCACAGTCTGCAATAAGAGCAGAGTAGAAGGTACGCCAGAACTTGAGCTTCTTGCCATATGCTTCATTGACCTGCTCGTCATCAAGATCTGCTTCCTCCTTCATAGGAAGGTAGTAGTCACGGATGTAACCGGCGATCTGAGGAGTAACCTCATGCTTCTGCATGAAGCTATAGATATCGAAGGTGCCACCATTCATGACACCATCAAGCTGCTCCTCAATCATCGTGATCAACGTATTTGTACGTGCACGGATCCGTGCCTGGATGTCGACAACCGGCTTGGCTGCAACGTTGGCAGTTTCTTCCCTGATGTCTCCACCGATGACGTACAGTTCATTGAGTCGTTCGTTGAAGAAAGCCATTGAAGAGGCAGCAAGCACGTTACCATTCATCATGATACGTGCCTGCCAACCGATTGTGGTTATGACTTTGTACTTGGGGCAACGGCGGACAGCAGCGATCTGTTCACGCTTGAAGTCAGCATTCTTCATGTACTCGAGCAGCCACTCACGTGCCTGATCATTATCATGCATGTAGTTGTACCAGTTCAGAGCATCGCCGTACTTTGCAGGGTCGGCGGTGACAACGATAGGCTCTGAACCGTAATGCTTCTCATCAAAAGACTTGATGACGGCACGTGACTTGGTCTTTGGTTTTGCCTTGATCTTGATAGCTATACGAGCCATGTGAGGTTATTCCTTAGCAGTTGATATATTCAACGTACCATGCTTTTGATAATTTGTACACAACTATTTTCGTTCAGAGTTCTTTTGCTCCTTCAAAGATGCAATCAGACCCTTCCACTTAGGCATGATGGAATCCCAAGAGAACCGAGTATCAGCATATGTCTTGATAAATCCAAGGAGATTGGTCAGATCGTTGTTCTGCACATTCTCAATAGCGTACATCAGTGTGTGAGCAAAGATGTTTGCGTGGAGATTCATATCGATATGATCACCATCATACTGGACCGTCAGTCCACCTGATGTATCAGGCAGTGCACCAAAGTTAGGATGGACGGCAAGGCATCCAGCAGACATCGCCTCGATCAGACAGCGGCACGATGTTTCTGGCCAGATCGAAGGATACGCAAAGATATGAGCCTGTTGGTATGCTGCACGAACGGTTTCCTGATCTGCCCAACCATGGTAGTTGATCTGTGGATGATCACGGCATGCTTGGAACAATGGTTCGTACTGGCGATCACGACCTTCCCAGTTGCTGCCATAGATGCCAAACGAAGAGAATACATCAAGTTCAATATTAGGATATTTCTCGGCGAGGGCAATGAAGACCGGAACTAAGATCTCAAGACCACGATGTGGTGTCGATGTATAAATCAGGCGAATCTTATCCTTGGGCTTGTCAATCAACGGAATTGGATCGATGCCATTTTCAATAACTGTCGACTGATGACTATATGGTACACCAAGATAGTCACGGTATTGCTGATACTGCCAATTGGAAACAAAAACAAGCTTGTCGAAACGTGCTCGACTGTTGTTATCTTCTAGGTGTGAAGACTCTGGGTCACCAGCAAGATCATGAAGATGATAGATCTTGATTTTATCTGAATTTAAGTCGCGCACACGTGATGTGATTATCTGAAGGCCGTCAAGCTCTTCTCGTGTCAGGTGTTTGTATATACCACGCGTGGTGAGTTCTGTTCCACCATTAGACTCTTTATTCAGTTCATTCAATTCAATTAGTTCTTGGTTGTTCATTATTATCTCCGATATCAATTACGATTCTAGATTAAATCCAATGATTGAGTCATAACGAAATGACCGCCATCCATCAGCTTCTAGATCCCATACCGCTAAAACATCTGGGTTTGGAGTCTTCTTCTGAAGCGCTTCCTCTAGATCTGTCTGAGAGGGAAGAAGATCTGCTCGTAGTGTGCAACGCATCTGACGTTGTGTGCCATCCTTCTTGATGAAGGCAACGTTTAAAATAGCAGTCTGTAAATTAGACTTGAGGAACTCATTCCGCCAGGAATCCTCTTCCTGCAGGAGTGTCAAGCCATTCTGTAAGTTTGTCGAATCCACCGATTTGTTCTCCATTAATAATAATATGTGGTACTGTTTTCACGTTAGGAAACAAAGAAATAAAGTCGTCACGTCTAATATCGCGACCGACATTAGTTTCAATATATTCCTTACCTTTTTCTTCTAATAGTCGTTTTGCACTAATGCAATACGGACAGTCGTCTTTTGTATAGATGATTGGTTTAATTGACATGTATTCTCCTATGTGCACCTCACTAGTTGATTATAGATTTACTATAACACCAAATAGATATAATGTACATCTTTTAAAGTACGCTTTGCCCCAACAAAGTGAGATCGTGCTCTCTGTCAATGTACTTATACTCGATCTTTGATGGTTCCCATTCTTTAATGGAATCAAAGACATCATTGATATCCATGGTACTACATGTATAGACATCTAGTTGCATAAGAGCCGGAGTGACTTCATCCCATACATGGAGAGCAATATGACTTGTTTCGATAATAGTAACAGCCGTTAATCCGGCATTACCTTTCATGTCAGAGTATACAGCGTATGGACCTATCAGTATATTCATACCGATTTTGTCAACCAAATTTGTCATCCACTGTTTAATTTCACATGGACTATATGGAGGATTGCTTATTTCTGCTCTGACAATCAGATGCTTGTGTTCTAGTACCTTAGTCACTTCATGTTGTCTCCTGGGTATTAAACTGTAATGCCTTTACGTGACTTGCTTGAACTTTGCAGGAAACCCACGAGTTATAGTAGTTTCCGTCTAAGACTGCATCCACGTCAAATATATATTTAGTTTCGAAATAGTTACATTCACCGCGTGCCTTGCACAATCGCAAGATAGTACGCGTGAAGCATTCTTTGCCGTAGAGTTCAATATCTCTAGCCAAGGCAGGAGAAGATCCGTAGTAGTCAGCCCAATCGGACTCTACACGGATCTTCTTTCGCTTTTTATTGACCGTTTTGTATCCTGCTTTAGTCAGGAACTTGCGGCCTATGTACTTTTTCCCGTTGACGATATTCTCGATAAGATAGATAAATCCATACCACTGTTCGTCATACACAAACTCTTTGTCTTCAAATAACCACATAAATCTTACCATTCAAGGCTAAAGATCTATTTATTCGTTATCAAGTTCATCGTCTTCAAGTTCAGCCTCAGGTAGATCAGAACCACACAGAGGACAGTAGGTTATCGGTTCTAGTGAGTCGGTAATTACTCTAAACTCTTCTTCGCAATCTTGACAGGTTATCCATTTCATCTTTACTCTATTCCTTTTATTTCTGCTATTGCTCTTTGGAGTGCCTGAATCTCCACTCCCATGTCATGGATACCATGTGCATCTCTATTCTGTAGAAACACCGATGCCATCTCCCAGCAAACGTCTTCACGATATTTTAAATTATTTAGAGAGTTTTCACGAGTTCTCACAAGGAGAAACCCTTAAATGTATTTTCATCGACGTCTTTGACAACGCCGCCATTGATATAACTGGTGATCTCTGTTTCTTGTGGGGCAACCTGAACATCAGAACCGGCAATCCACTTCTGTGTCCATGGTAGAGGATTAGGTCCTGCCTTACCATTCAGTCCAATAGCACCCATGCGCTTGGCAGCGATGTGGTCAACGTAGTCACAAAGCAATTGTTCATTGAGACCAATCATCGAACCATTCTGAAAAAGATAATGTGCCCAGGCTTTCTCTTGAGCGATGACGTTATAAAATAACTCGATACACTCATCTCGTGTCTCTTCCTGTATTCTAGCAAAGTCTTCATCCTCTTTCGGTAGAATCTTGAGGATCTGCTGAGTCGAGGCAAGATGAACGTTCTCGTCTCTTGCGATGAGCTTGATGATTTTGGCATTACCCTCCATCTTCTTAACTTCCGCAAACGCCCATGAACAAGCAAACGAGACATAGAACCTAACTCCCTCTAAGGCATTAACGGCGTTTAGACAGAGCCAGAGAGCCTTCTTGTGCTTGTATCTATTAAAATTACCAAGAGCATATGCCTCATTATTTTGATCGATAAGATCATCATAGTACTTACTAATATCGGCAGCGCACTCAGCTATTTGTGGAACATCCATTAACTCGTCGAAGACTTTCGAAGGGTTTGCATATATGTTTCGAATGATGTGAGTATATGAGCGGGAATGGATTGTCTCCGAAAAGGTCCAGGTTTGAATCCATGTTTCGAGTTCAGGCAAGCTACAAATAGGTCCAAATGCCATTGTTGGGGCTCGACCTTGCACACTGTCAAGAAGGATCTGACGCTTGAGATTTGATGTGAAGATGTGTTGTTCATGGTCATTGAGTGCCTTAAAATCTTTACTGTCACGTGATAGATCAACTTCCTCTGGCCTCCAGAAGAAACCCAGTTGTTTATCGGTCAGCTTCTCAAAGATACTATAGCGCTGTTTATCATAACGTGCAATATTAACCGGTTCTCCAAAGAAACACGGTTGCTGAGTTGCATCAACAAAGTTATTACTGAATACTGACATGGAGTCCTATCTATAGCTATGTATCTATTTTAATGTACTTCGGTTTCTACTTTTTGTACATCAAATTTTGCAACTGTCACAGTCTTCATCATCAATAGAACCGGAGGCAAGAGGAGTGTCCTCAATCTCACCGGCACCATCGTTGGTGTTGAAGTAATACAGAGTCTTACCACCGTACTTATAATGCATCAGAACGTGCTTGATCATCTCAGACATTGGGATCTTGCCGTCTTCATAATGAGCAGGATTGTATGACGTATTAACAGAGATTGCCTGATCGATAAACTTCTGTAACACTGCCATGATCTTCAGATACCCTTCCGGATTCTTCTGATCCCATAGCAACTCATATTTATTCTTAAGCCGTTTTGACTCAGGAACCACCTGCTTCATGACTCCATCCTTAGACTGTTTGATGGACACGATAGCACGGGGCGGTTCAATACCATTAGTAGAGTTGCTGATCTGTGCAGATGTCTCGGCTGGCATGAGAGCCATCAGAGTAGAGTTACGGATACCTATCTTACGAGCACGATCCCGCAGTGTTTGCCAATCCATGTTGTAAGAAGGCGTTACAAGTTCATCAACCTCTTTCTTATATGTGTCGATTGGCATGATACCATGGCCATACTTGGTTTCATTATCCTTAGGACATGCACCAGATTCCTCAGCCAGATCTACCGATGCCTTGATCAGATAGTAAGACCACGCTTCAGCATATTCGTGAACCAGATCAAGATTAGGATTGGAATAGTTGGAATCACTACGAGCGAGCCAATAAGCAAAATTGATAATCCCCACACCGAGAGGGCGACGATTGCGAGTACCCACTTCAGCGGCTCTAATAGGATAAGATTGATAATCGAGAAGAGCATCAAGGGCCCGGACTGCGATTGTGCAGGGCTTTTCGAAATCTGCCGGCTTTCTAATCTTGCCCCAATTAATTGCAGCCAACGTGCAAAGGCTAATCTCGCCTGACTCATCATGAATATCCTTTAGTGGTGTAGTTGGCAGTGTAATCTCACAACAGAGATTGCTCATCTTGATTAGAGCATCTTTCGTGAATGAACTGTGGTCATTGGCATGATCGACATTCATCAGATAGATTCGGCCAGTATCCTTTCTTTCTTGCATGAAGGTAGAGAAGAGATCGATTGCCGAGACAGTTTTCTTTCTGATCTTGGTAGAACTTTCGTACTTCTCATAGAGAGTACGAAACGTATCCGTGTCTTTAAAGAATGCTTCATAAAGATCGGGAACATCACTGGGTGAGAATAGAGTAATATTGCCTCCGGTAAGAAGCCTTTCATACATTACCTTATTGAACTGCACACCATAGTCAAGATGACGGATGCGGTTATCCTCTGTGCCCTTGTTATTCTTTAGGACAAGTAGATCTTCCACTTCGTAATGCCAAAGGGGATAATAGAGTGTCGCCGCTCCACCACGGACACCACCTTGGCTACAAGACTTAACAGCAGACTGAAAAAGCTTCCAGAAAGGAATAACACCAGTGTGAGAAGCATCACCACGCCGTATAGGAGATCCAATAGCCCTAATATTACCGCCGCCAATACCAATTCCGGCCTTTTGAGAAACGTACTTAACAATAGAAGAAGTCGTTGCATTTATCGAATCCAGCGAGTCGTCAGTTTCGATAAGTACGCACGAACTAAATTGACGTTGAGGGGAGCGTACGCCTGCCATAATAGGAGTAGGAAGACTAATATCAAAAGTACTGATTGCATCATAAAGATCCTTTACCCATTTAATTCTATTTTTACTATAGTTCTGGAAAAGTGTCATGGCAATCAACATAAAAGCCATTTGAGGTGTCTCATAGAACTTGTTAGTCACACGATTCTTAATCAGATACTTACCACGGAACTGTTCCATGGCAGCGTAAGTCAGCAGACTGTCACGATCGTGGTCAATGTACTTATTGAATTCTTGCCACTCTTCGGGTGAATATGCATCGTAGATAGCCCAGTCATAGTAACCAGCGGTTGCTACTTCGAAGTAGTGTGTAAGTAGAGAGACAGGATCGTATCTACCATAGACCTCTTTACGAAGGTTATAGTTGATGAGACGACCAGCAACATACTGGTAGTTCGGCGATTCCTCAGAGATAAGATCAGCCGCAGCCTTGATCAGAGTCTCCTGGATGTCATCAGACTTGATGCCATTGTAGAACTGAATATGAGTCTTGATCTCAAGATCAGAAACAGATACACCGCTTAGACCTTCACATGCATATGCTGCAACCTTATGGAACTTATTAATATTTAAAGGTTCACGTGTTCCATCACGCTTCGTTACTTGAATCATCTGTCCTCTTTCTCAATCCTATCGTACCATCATCATCAACGGTCCACACAAGTTCAGTGTTTTCATCCCAACCCATCTCTTCCATGAGTCCATCTGGTAGATCTATATATAGATCGCCGTTTTCATCTTCTTTGACAATCATATTAGTCATGGAAATCTTCACCAAGCGCCGTCTGTACATCTGGGAACTGTTCAATGATAGCATTCCAGCACTGTTCAGCTACAATCCGATGTTCCTTCTGGGTAGCAATATCCATACGAAGCTGGCAGTAGTGAACCCAGCTACGAAGAGAACCTGCCATGATAACAACAGACTCGGTCATACCTTCCGGCAGAACTGCACGCGCCTGTTCCTTAGCAATGCCATTTTCTATAGCAAAGTTATAGGCATCCTTTACTGCAGCCCTGACACAACCCTGCATGGCTTCCCACTCGTCATCCAGTCGAGTGTTTTTATTTTCTACAGAGTTCTGACGGTTCTTGGGATCTTGGAGTCTGGCTTCTCTTGTAACAAATCCAAGATCCTTTGTTGGATCAGCGTATCTCTGAGAGTACTCTTGGAATGAGAACGAACGGTGGCGGAGTATCTGGCGAGCAATGTCACGGGTTGTGCGAATTTCAAGTGACACATGGACCATCTCCAAAGGCGACCAGTGATTGTTTTTGATAAGATACTGTACCAGCTTAGGTGCTGTAGTAGCGTTATTCTGATTGCTAGGATTAGATACGCGAGCGACCCAGGCAATCAACTCATTTGCAGTCTTGCATCCTGTATACTTTTCATTTGGCTGTGTAATACCAACTAGATTTACTTCACTCAAAATTAAATTCCTTCACTGTTTGGAAACGTGTCTTACTAATATATCCTAGACCGATCAGATGATCTACACGATTGGAGGCATCTGCGTACTCTGTATATGTGCCATCATCAAACCACCACCATCGATCAAGACCAAATAACCAGCGTGGTATACGACGATACTCTACTAACCACATTCCATTTGTTCTATGAATACGCAGCTTTGCAATTTGAATATTATCGTGTTCTACACCATACTCATTTGCGACTAACTCAGTCATCAGTTATAGTTCCTTTCCTTTGTAATGAACGGATCTAACTTAGTCATCATAAAGTCACTCAGCGCGTCATAGTCTTCGTCTTCATTAGGAACTCGACCAAGTTGCACAAGAAAATCATGAAGTTCAAGAGTTAAGTTCATAATAGTATCTTCATCCATGTCCATTACCCATCAAATTAAATATATTTGGATCAAAGTAGAGCTTACCATGTGTACTGGTGCAATCTTGATCGCGGGAAACAACTCGAACATAATCATCAAAGAACTTAAGTCCTCGAAGGGCAATGATCAACATCTGTGCCAGACTGACCATGTTTGCGTTATAGACTACCCATGTCAGTTCTTCGTTGGGCATACTCAGAATAGTCTTAACGGTCTTTGCGCCATATCGCGAGATGTAGTTTTCCAGTGGCTCCACTATAGGTACATTCATCAATAATATCCTTCACCTTATCAGTACTATAACCAGCCAGAACCATATCATTGATATCCTTCTGGTCTAACGTAGTTGGCCAGATACACACACGGTATCCATTGTCTATGGCCTTCTCAATATGTTTTACAGTGTGTTTGTTCCTTGGTTCATTATCATATACTACAACAAATCTGTCTTTTTGTACATCTAATTGTTGCAGTGGTGTGATAAGATCTCCGCCGGCCGATGCGATACCATTAGGCAAGAATAGTGAATCCAGCGGTCCCTCTACTACATATATATCCTTGCTGTCATCCATAGTATCTAGACCAAAGATCTTCGGTTGATCCTCGTTCAGCATAATGGTTATGTAGCGAATACCGGTCTTCTTGAATGACCGGCCCTGAAAACCGAATAGGTTCTTGTCCTTATCCAGGAATGGAATGATCAGACGAGGTTCATCCTTGTCAAGATCGTCAAACTTATCAGGGATCATAGTATTGACCCACGCCTTGAACTTCATGGCTAGGAATAGTTTGTAGTGGGTATCAGTAGGAATCAGTCGTTTGGCCACATACTCCTTGACAGGATGTTCAGCCCTGAGTTGTGATACCTTCTTGAGATCTTTCAGACCAGTATTCTTGACAAAGACAGGAGCCTTCATCTTATTGACAAACTCCTGCGTCTCATCCTTGTGACCGTTCTCTACCATCCTATCCTTAAGATACTCGGCATACAGAGTTGGGTCAAGTGTCTTGATAAACCATGGAAGGCCCATCGATGCATTACAGTTATGACAGAAGAACTTTAGCGAACCCTTACGTGCATAGACGTACCCACGGGTCTTACGCTTATCCTTTTGGGAGTCACCACAGACTGGACACCTAAACTTGTAGGTGTTTGGATTGACACGTGAGAACAGTTCAAGCCTTGATGATAGTAGATTGATGTACTTGTGTTCTAACCAAAGCATTACTATTATTCCTCACAACTGATATACTCATTATACACAGTTATGGAATAATGTACATTAAATAATGCGGTTTCAGTAAATATTAAATTGGAATAAATCTTATGGCAATAGTAATCAAACCACCAACCACGGCAGATCCACCAACAACAGCCCACATCCACTTCTCCATGGTAGTAATACGGCCGGATAGTTTATTGTGTTGAGTAGTCGATTCTATACGCATCTCTTTGAGTTCGCGCATGATCTCATCATACTGCACATCGATTTTTTCTGACAACTCTTTTTCTCCAGATGAGATCCGTGCATGGATAGTTTGTATTTTGTCGTCAGTCTCGGCCCGTCTTTTTTCTATAAGGTCTACAGTTTGTTTTGTAATGATGTCATGTGTAGATAGTTTAGTTTCGTGTACAGCAAGAAGACTTGATACGTTGTTAGAAATATCAGCCAGTTTATCGATCGTAGTATCCAGTCTATCTACAAGTAGACCTACCTTCGCCATATCTTGTTGGAGATACGACACGTTATCGGCCAGCTTTTGTAGGTTTGGTTGAGTAACAGCCACGTTATTATTCCGAATCTGTCGGCGGTTTTGGTGCAAACTTCTCTGCACCTGTGATGCCAAGACTTGCAATAACAATATACATTACAGCATCGAACATAAACTGATCGACTGTATAATCCCAAAATAGATTAGCCATGTAACCGACACACACAAGAACCATAGCAACTGCAGCAATCCATCTCTTTGAGGATGGGTTGCCTTTACCGTCGGCCATCATACCTTTTACGTAACCGGTGATGTCCATTGTTTATTCCTTAGAATGGTCCGTGATCTTCGTCCGAATCATGATATTTATCAATCGCCGCCATCATCTTAATTTCATTCTCAGTTTCAATAGTTTCTGCTTGAGCATTGATTACATGAGCTTCAGCCAACACTTTATGGTCTGTCTTACCCAGTTCCTGAACCTTGACATTAGGATCGAACTCTGCAGTCTTCATTCCCATCATCGTTGCGAATGCACCAACAAAGGCGCCGACAATCATTGAGAATGCAGGGCCGATGATCTTGAAGATCTCGTTGTTGTCAATAACATGGTTAGGCATAAACAAACCGATCATCATAACAAGAACAACCGAGATCATGATCAGCCCAAGAACAAATGAGATTAGCTTCATCATGCTAAGCTGCACCTTGCCCTTAGCAATTTCAAGCTGCTCAAGAGAAGTTACAGGGATAGGATCGATCAATAGTGACAGAACATTCATTTTGGTTTTCTGCCTCTTTTAACAACTTTTTTAATCTTGTCGGCAGCAACTACAACCTCGGTGACTACTTCTGTTGTCTTCTTGTACTCTGTCTCAGCAACTGCCTTAGCAAATTCCATATCTTCTATGGTTAGTTTACCATCTTTATTCAGATCAGCAAAACCTAACAATTTTTTAATCTTTTCCCACATAAATATCTCCACTATTTTTTTGTTACATTTGCAAGTTTTCTTGCTACACTTAAAGCTAAACCCTGATCCTTAGATGCATTGAGCAAACCTAATGCTGCAATCAACATCAGTATAGTCTTAGAATCTTCTTTACCACTCACACGATTTAATGAATTGGCAATGATATTAACAAGATTATCTTTTGACGGAGTTTCTTCCTGGTCATCTACCTTGTCGAATTCTTTAAACTTCTTCATTTCTTTTTCTTTTCTTCCTCAGCCATCTTATCTACAGCCGCCTTGTTTTCAATAATCCACTTTTGTAGTTCAATCAGTTGGATTTGATTTCTTTGGCAGATGGCGTAGTTAGAGATGACGGAGATAAGGGCTGTATTGTCTTTAATTCCAGAGGAGGACGCATCAGAAGCTCTGGAGGCGTCGGCATCACCGGATGTGGCACTAATGTCGTGCGTGTACACCCAACCGTTGCTAAGATCAGACTGAGCAGGAACGCTTTTTGCAGCAATGTCACGGTATACATATTCCTTTTCCCTAATCGTATTTGTTCTGTCAACGTATTCAGTTATTACTTTATTACTTATCTCGGCATTCTTCTTCTCGAGCCCAGCAATCTGTTTGCTCTTCTCTGCAGAGAATTTAGCAAGTTCAGCTTCAGCATGTACAGATCCCTTCATGTAACCATAGAAGAATACTCCAGCAATTAGTGCTACTAATGCGAGTAACTTATATGGCAAAGGAATCATGTTAAACATGTTATTTGCCGGCGAATGTCTTGAATGAAGGCATCTTACGTTTTGCAGGTTTAGCAAATAGTGGTTTGTTCTTTGGATCTGCTACATTAGCAGCGACGTTCACTGGACCGGTTCCCATCGCCATATCTTCATTCTTGGTAGCCCAAGCATATTTACCAGCTTTAGCTTCTCTTTGTGTAGGATATACGTCAGAGTAATCGTGTCTATCAGTAGTACTGCGAGATATCCAACCTTTAGTATGTTTAACGATTTCCCGCTTACCATCATTACTTGTATATCCAGAGCCGTGTTTATCTTTTACCCACTTTGTTTCTTCCTTCATCTCACCCTGCATATAGTTAGCAGAAGTTGAGATGTAGTCCTCGGCTAGCGTGATCTTTGACTGTACCCATTCAGGAATATTTGTGTCGCGCTCGAGCATATCATGGATACGCTGCGCGTTGGCAATAATAGACTTGAGTTGTGACATAGCCATGTCACCTTCATAGTCATACTCTTGTTTTTCTTTAGCCATTAAATCTTCCTTAGAATCTGTACAATATTATCATCCATAGGGATATCAGAACTAATTATTGTTTTGTTCTCGACACCGACGCCAGATACTTTATCAGGCAAGAATCCCAACAAAAGAATGAACGGCTTCAATAAATGAAGATGGCCGTTCAACTTAAAGAATAACATTTTTGTAGTGGCTGCACCAAATACATTATACAAGATAATGAGATGATTCAGAATCAATCTCTCTTTAAGTTCACCAGATTCCTCATAACGATTAAATAGTCTTTTGATATACTTAAACCGTGATAGATCTTCGTAAAACTCTAAAGTATCAAAACATTGTGGGTTATCATAATTTTTCGCAGCGTACAACACGAAGTTGGACTCATCAAGTTTATCAATCATGCAATTCTTACTTTGACAACCCCCGCAGCAGTATAATATAGTTGTCCTAATGCAACACCAGCTGTATTTGCTGCTGGATCATCTGCATACGGTCCCTGTACAATAGCTTTACGAAGTGTGGATAATGTACCGGACTTGGTTGTGTTAGCGGAGACGTCTTCGATAATGAAGAGGTCCCCGCTAGCGATCGACGTGTTGGCCGTGCCAATGGATGTTAACTCTGTAATCTTTTTAGCACGGTCAGACATTAATTATTCCTTATGCGTCATGAAGGATTGCGTCATCAGATCCGTCATTCGAGAAGTTGCCACCGAATGCAACCAATGTCTCGTACTGAACACGACCTGCACGACCACCTTCACCTACTGTACGAAGTACCCAACCGGTATGAGCAGCACCCTTTGTATAACCGCGGCCTGTAAGAACAGCAGTTGCGGTTGCAGTTTCACCCGTAAGTGAGTGACCGGTTTCTGTCAGACCCTTGGTAAGATCGATTGTTGGAGCATTAATTCCAGTTGCAAGTGTAACGGCTATTGTGTTCGATGTCTTGATGACATAAGTCGTACCCGATGTCAGGTTTGTCAGAGCAGTATTACCAGCAGCAACAGTGTAAGTTACCTTATCACCTGGAAGGAAGAAGCTATTTGCAGTTGTGATTGCAATAGCGTCTGTTGCGTTTGTGACAGCCGAGTTAGCATTGAATGCCTGTGCAGCAGGTGCAGCAATTGTAATCGCAGGAATTGATGTATAACCGCGGATTAATGTGCCGTTTGCTGTTAGTGCAGTAATGCGACCGCCCGATGCAGTTGAGTTAGCGGCCAGTGTGTTTGCACCGCCTGTTGTATTAGCAACTGTAACTGCTGCGTTAGCATTGTAACCAGAACCTGGATTTGTAATAATATACTGTGCTACAGCCGTATTACCAATCTGAACTGAAATTTCATTGACATCTAGACCGAACTGACCAACTGCTTTGTTCATGGCAACGCCGTTGTTGTTCCATGCATCAACTGTTGTATTGCCGAATAGTGCTGTTTGATTTACTGTGTTTGATGGTAGATTTACCTGCGTAGTCGCCCATAGGACGGAATTCGCAGCATCATCTGTATTACCCCATTGTGCCATTAGTCTTCTCCTGTAAACTTTCTTTTATTTATAATTGATTAGAGTTCGCTTTTAAGATTAGCGTGTGAATGGCCAATCTTCTTTTGGAATGCTTCTTTTTCATCTGGCTTCATGCCGGCATACTTAGTCAAAAGCTTTGCTGCATGTTCGCCAGGGACATGATGTGAATCACCATGAGTGAAGTGGACTGTTTCACCACCACGCATTGATAACTTAGCACGTTGAAGCTGCTGCATGACATGCTGATTGGCTTCAATCTTTGGTTCAGGGATGACACCATTTCTTTGAAGTGCTTCAATCTTCTTCATATGCTCAGGATTATCATGCATCAACTTTTCTTTTGTTCTTGGGTTGATTGTGAAATCCTTGCCACCGGCCTTCTTAGGACGGCCACGTGCTTCATCCAGAGTATCAATATTCAGCGAATCAACGAAGTCTTGTTCTTCCTTGGTCAGCTTATTAACTGCTCTCGAGATGCCCTTTTCGCGCTTGCCCATGTCCTTGAAGTTCTTGCTTGACTTTTCGTCAGCAGCAATCTTCAGACCAGCAGTAACACCTTGACTGCCCATTTTTGTGGCAGCCTTATTGATATAACGACCCATTGTTCCCTTTGAAAGTTCATCAATCTGTTCGGCTTCTTCATTGGTAGCTGCTACCTTAGGTGCTTCCATTCCATATTTGCCAGGATTCAATTTTTTAGTTGCAAGCTTTCTACCAGCATCCCGGTTCTTGTCACCTTTAAAAGTGCCACGCTGTTGATATGTGTCTAAGATTCCCCCGGGCTTCTTTGAGAGCTCATCAATCTGATCAGCTTCTTCTTTAACAGTAAATGACTTACCGATGATCTTTCCAGCTCTTTCGGCTCCCTTCATTTTATTACCTAGGAGTCTACCAGCTTCCTTTCGATCACCAGGATTATACCGAGTAGCTCTAGCTGAACGTTCTACAGCTGTTTCTCTAGGTGCAAACGATTTACTTAGGTAATCCATTGCTTTCTTTGCAGATGTTTCATCAAGATCTTCAGCTTCTTCTTTAATATTAATTCTTTTATTCTTACCATGATGCCATCTAATGCCAGATTTCCATTCATCAGCCGAAATACCCTTTGGGTGCTTTTCACTTTTCTTTGAACCGTGCATCTGAGAATGGGTATACCAACCATCATCCTCTTCATCGAGCATATTCTTGCCCAACTTAGTACGTACTGCTTTAGCCAACTTTGATGCATCGACACCAAAATCATTGGCAGCCGAACGAACGTGACTCTTACGAATGTTATCACCATAACGCTTTTGAAGATGGGCAACGATCTTTGCAGTTTCATCGATCTGTTCAGGTGTATCGCACTGCCCGCAGCATTCAGGAGTTCCGCAATTATTATGCTCAGTTTCTTCATTGGCTTTATCACTCATTGCCTTCTTCGCAAGATGTTTGGCAACATTTTTAATAATATTTCCATATTTGTCTTTGCGAACACCTGGCTTATCGTATGGACCTTCAAAAGGAACATCATTGTGGCTAGATTCCTTAACGCCGTTAGGTTCTTTCTTTTCCTTGGCTTCACGCTCACGCTTCAGTGTGTCGCCTAATGCAGTTGCCTCACCAAGAACACCTGAAACGGCATTCAGAAGACTGGCTGTAAATTGTGTTGATAGTTTCTTAGTAAACATTCTTCTGCTCCTATTTCAGTCGTTATCGATAAGTTTAAGTTTACGTTGTGCTGCTTTTGATCTTTTGATCAAATAGTTCTTTACATTATCTACATCGCGATCGCCCTGTGGTCCTGCAATCGGATCTGGTTTATTGCCAGATGGAGGACTGCGGAATCGCGGATCATCTGCTGGATGGTAGTCAGGACCAACTTCCTTTGTCTCATCCTTAAAATACTTTTTCAGATCATTATAATGGTCGTTTACAATCTTATCTATCTTAACAGATTGGTCCATACTGGCGGCTAGTGGTTTAAGTTTACCAACCAATTCCTCGGCTTTATCTAGATCAGCCTGTGATGCAGATTCTGCGGCAATGATATCTTTATGCAGATCAAATAGTTTATCAAGATGAATAGCAGTTTGTTCGGCCGAGTTTGTATCTGTTTCTTTTGGTAGATCGGCGAATATAATCTGAGCATCAGGTGACATATCAAAGGTCTTAGTTGTATAAGACCCGACAGCAATCTGATCATTCTGGTCGGATTCCTTGCCAAGCAGATGCTTAGGCTGGAGTCCTTCCAGAACGTCTCTGATCTTAGATTCTACCGATCTGTAGTTCATTTCAGTGTTGACCTAAGCATCCAGTCATGCTTCTTGTGTGCATCAAGACGATCTTCTAAGAAGTTGACGAGGCCATTCTGTTCATATGTATCAGCCATGTCACGTGCCATCTTAAGAGATGCATATACCTTCATGTTATCGGCATAAAGTGTAGCAACCATCTGCGATGCACCAATTACAAGAACTTCATCTTCAATGTTAGATAGTTCAGCAAATCTACGAAATGCTCCAGGAGCATATGCACCAGCCGCACGAATCTCTTCAGCAAACCGATCGATTGCACCACCGACCTCTTCATAAATGTTACCGAAAAACTCGTGGTACATAGGGAACATAGGCCCCTCTACATTCCAGTGATAGTTCTGTGCCTTCACATAAAAGGCATAGGTATCTGCAAATGCTACCTTAAGTGGGTTTGTAATCTCTTCCATTAGTTGCACTTCCATCTTCTTAATGACATTGCTTTGCGAGTTGGTCTGCCTTTTTCATCCTTCATAGGACCTTTCATACCACCCATACGTGCACAGAAGGACTTACGTCTTCCAGCAGCTTTAGATCCCGGCGCTACTTTACCTGTAACTGCAGTCTGTAGATTCGATCCTGGATTCTTAGCACGGAATGCCTTGACTCCTTTGCTAGTCATCCCTGCGCCTTTTTCAGTCGCAATGAAATGCCCCTTAGAATCTTCACCGCGTTCAGTGATGAATCTCTTGAACCCTACAATACTATTTTCCATCGTGCTCATCCGTATCTGCATCTGGATATTCTGGGACATCAATGATCTTCTTGCCGGTTTTTCTCATCATCGTTGATGCTTTGCCGTACGAACCATCTTTATGGCGACGGGGTGGGAGATACACTGGTCTCTTATCGGCTGCAACTACATCCTCTTCAATCTCCTCCATCTGTTTTATAACATCAGGATGGAGTTCAAACCCGGTCTTGATCTTGATACCACAGTCTGCAGCTGACAGGGTCACACCGATGCCAGATGTCCATGCCATGGTGAATGATTCATCCAATGAAGACTTTTGACCTGGTGTATCCTTCTTGTACTTCTTGACAAGTGAATCAGTACCAATCTCACGATCGGCTGCTGTATCTTCTCCGAAGGCATGCTTTTCTGCCGACTTCTTAAAGTCTTTGCCAAAATACTTTATCTTGCCCCACTTAGTAGATGCCTTGAAGCCTTTTTGTTCACCAGTATGTGGGTGATGATATGGCTCTACATATGCCTTACCAGGAGCACGTGCTTCATCAATGATCTTCTTTTGAATCTCAGCCTGTTTAGCTTTAACTGCCTGGTCAGCAGGTAGACGATCTACTAGTTCGATCTTCTTACGCTTTTCTGTAGCTACAGATTCTTGAGCACTCTTGAAGTTCTGTGTAGTAGGTGCACCTTCAGATCCTGGTTTACGCATACGTTCACCAGAACCGGCTTTAATTCTTTTACGCTTGGCATGGATATTATCCCACAATCCACGCTTTTCTTGGATCTCTAAGAATGATGCAAATGACTCATCTAGTACAGCATCGATATTCTTATCTTCACGAATGTCTGCATCCATATGCCATGCCTTGCCCTTGGCAATGTAGGAGTTAACTCGTGTAAATGCATATTGTTCTTGACTCATTTTTTTGGATGAGTTCCAGTCATATTCACCACGCTCAAATACTTCCTTGAGTGTTGAGAACATGATACCAGTTTTATCTGACTTCTTAAGTAGTGTTTCTGTAATTGCATCCTCAGGCAGGACTACAGCCAACATCTTTCTAAGTTGTTCACCCATAGGGTCGTTATTATTTTTAAACTGTTCTATTGTATTCTCAATAATAGCAATCAATGATGTAGTATCTTGACTGTTTAAACTATTGAATAACTCTGACATTTCCTCTGTCACCTTGGGCATGATGCCCTGTGCCTTAGGATTCTGTGTCGATAGATCCTTGAGTGGTGCACCGTCACGGAATGACTTAAGTCTCTCGAACTCTGCCTTGCGGATACGAGGAATTAGACGTGCAGCGATCTTTTGGATCAGCTTCGTCTTCTTTGACACTGCGGTATCTACTTGAATCTTTTCCGTCGTTGATAGCTCTGCGTAAGGTGTTCCCTTGCGAGCTGCAAATCTCTTCTTGACAATAGCACGGGCATGTGCCATAGCTCTTTGTTCAATCTTACCAGCCGGTGCTAACTTTGTTTTAGCAATCTCGCGTGCTCTCTCCATTGAGGTTTCACGAGCACGAAGCTGACGAGAACGTTTTTGACGCTGTGGTAATGTCAAGGCTTTACGCTCTTGAATTACAGGTGCGGTTAGATCTACGGAATCCTCTTTGCGTATTTTTAACTGGTTGCCATCGGTACTCACGTCATTTAGCTGAGGATTGATGTCGATACCATCTAATGGCTTGCCAGTTGCAGATTTCCCAGAAGGCTTCTTGAGGTTTTTCTCAGGTGCTTTATCCGGTACAGTCTTGTCGTTTACTTCTTTATCTTCCATCAGAGTTTCCCTTGGGCTTATCTGTTACACAAACGGGATTGCCGTAGCCTAACCGCAAATCTATTTATAATTGTTGTAATTTAGTCTTCAGTCCACATCGTGCCTATTGTAATTCTTGAGATCGCAGCTGGGCTTGTTGCAGCAAAAGTTATAATGCTACCAGCAGGTTCTGAAATCAAAAGACTTGAAATGTCGATGTTATCATATCCGTTCACACCTACAACAAAGACTGCTATAGGAGTTTCTGTTGCAATATTCAAAGTAGCAGTGGTGCTTGATTGCGTAGTAATACTATTTAGTACATCACTAAAAACTAATGGAACGTTCTGGGTCGTAGTATCTTGAAACAGATATATTGTGACAGGATCTGTTGACTGAACACCGATCGATAACTTTTTAAGATTAATACTGTTTGTGTTAATCTTATTATTATATGTGTATGAATTTCTTAAGCTTAACACGTGGTGTAGATCGTCTTTAGCTAGGGATGTTTTATTTACTGCTCTTGACCGAGACGATCTAGATAGATTTAATACACCTTCTATAGCCATCATCATCGATGCGCCGATGACTGTCAAGTTTGTAGTATTACCCTTATTTGTTACAGTATACCCTATTCTAAAAGATGGGTTATCAAGGTGGGGAGTTGTGTGTTGATTGGTGTAGTGTTGTCGGTGAAACATGATAATTTCACCTGTTGCCTGATCTTCTATGGCATAGTTGATAACACCAACACCAAGCCATCTAAAGCTTATCTGGAATACATTTAGTTTTGTTGTATCTAGATCCATTCCCGATGGGTTATTTGCATCACCAGATCCATCTAGTGTATCCATATTAAAATCGGCTTGCTTGGTCCAATAATCTATTTGCGCAACACCAGCTTGTACTGTGGCAAACGTTCCAGCTGCAGGTGTACCTGTTCCTGTGCTAGTAAAACTGAACGCACCAGTCATGACGCTTGGGTTTATACCTCTAAAAATAACGACATTATCAACCTGTTCCGTATACCATCCCGGATAACCGCCAACGCCATCAATAGCTATTTGTGCAGCACATGCGGTAGTTGTACCTGCAGTTATTGTAACGTTTTTCGCTACACCATTTAAGGTAACAACACCAGTCTGTGCTCCTGTAGGTGCTGTATTGATTGTGAGCTTATAGATAGGAACTTTACCACCGGTAGATCTTAGAACGCCAAAGTCAACACCATCATATCCAACACACAGTGCTACTTCTGAATCGGTCAGACCAGCACGTTGTGTTGAGTTGGCTACACCTAATGTAAACCCGGCAGTAAATCTTGACAGCGATCCTTGGCCCGGCCGATATTTCATGTATTTTTTAGAAAGTATATGTGCATAACCGGTAGAAGAAGTACCACTCTGAACTCTAAACACAGTAGCAGTATTATCTGTATTTGCACTTGCACCGGTGCCGCTGGCATATGTCGTCATATCTAAAGGATCGATGCCGTACAAGGCATCCAACTGTACGATAGGAGTTGGAGTTACTGACAACAACTCACCAAATGCACTTCTTGCAGCTGCACCCAAATCGGCAGTTACAACATTGGTACCACCAGATCCAGCAATTGAAACCGGGAATGGATTTGTGCTTGATACAACAAGACCATTATTGCCATTCGCAATCATGTTGACTTCAAATAGTGTCTTAGCCTGTGCTTGAAATGCATTATTCCCAGTATTAAATTGAGCCATTAACCAATCCAGTTCTTAAATCTTACGATAAAGGATTCGTTTGTACCCATGCCTTTACGGACATCATGGTATAACTCATCCTTGTGTGCTTTGCTCATACCTGATGGTGCCATCTTGTGGAAAGATTCTTTATCACCGGCAGTAGCATGCTTACGCATTGTAGTACCCGAAGCAGACTCAATACCGCCACCACCTTCCTTACGTTCACCACCTACAGACTTGACCTTGATGCTATTGAAGTTGTAGTGACCGTGCTTACCTTCTGCACCATTGTATCTATGCAATAGATCGTGGAAATCTTTGACACGATCAGATCCAACATGCATCGTTACATGAGTATACCCAGCTTTATGTAGTTTAGACATATGATGTAGTAGTGTAGGTGCATCCTTGCCCATAGCCTCTACATGAGAACCAGGCACGGCACGTTTAAGATGCTTGACCTTCTGTTCAGGAGTCAGTGGATTCTTCTTAGCATCATGTGTACCGGTAGTCAGGATCTTATGATCGGCACCTTCCTTCTTGGCGGCATCCATCACATGCTTGACAACCATGGCATGACCAGCATGCACAGGATTGAATCTGCCTTGGGTTATATGGATTGACTTCATAGTGATTTATCCTTATTGAAGTTCGCAGCCGAGAACTCGCGACGATCAACAAACTTAGTAGGACGATTGTGTCTTACTGCAACAAATCCCTCTGGCTTTGTTTTCTTACCATTAATTGTGTGTTCAAATTCAGAATTAGATGACAGCGTATTGGTTAATACATTCTTAGCCTTCTGAAGATGACGGTGCATCTGAAGAATACGATTGAAACCTTGGCGATTCTTTTGTACGTGATCTAAGTCTGCTTGGGCCAACGCAGTCTTTTGCGCCTTAGCCTTATCAGACTTTACGGTATCAATCTTCTTTTGATGAGATGCAGCCAAATGTTGGTTATAACCACTGATACTAGGATTGGTGCCATTGCGAATCGTGCTATTGATGTACGTCTTCAATGGAAGTTGATGTTGACCAACTGCACCAAATGCATCTTCCTTGGTCGCCTTATGCAACGTTGCTGCAGCTTTCATATGCTTAGCGAACTTTTGCTGATCCTTTGGATCATAATCCATCTTATCAAGAGGGTGTTCAGTAGAGATCAGATGGACATCTTTGTGCTTTTTAAATGATTTTAATTCAGGTGCATATTGCGCTTTCATATCCTGCATGGTCTTACCCTTGTATGCAGTATGAACAGCAACACCAATGTGAGAATTTAATGCGGCCTTGCCATGTTCCGAGTTCTTATCTGCACCATATGTGATCGTATTTGGCGTAAACTTTACCTTGCTACCATGGACCTGAACATCACCCTTAGTATGCATGATGTCACCTTGGTAGACACCCTTCTTAGGAGTCGTCTTAGGCAGGTGTTCCAGTGCAGCCTTCAGCTTCTCTACAAGACCAGGAGCGTGTCCATGGTTCTTCTCAATATCTTCAGGCGTGTAGTTGATCTTGGGATTCTTGTTGAATGCAGACTTAGTAGCAACGAAGAACTTACCATTCTCAGGATTAGTACCAAAGATAACCGAAGGCGAACCATCATACTTCATGGTCACCTTGGTTGCATTCTCCTTGCCGGTTAGGCGGTCATGCACATCCTTCAGGTTATGGTAAGCATGTGAGAAACCAGCCGAACCACCATGAATCACGTGGTCTTCGGCGTGTTCGAGATGCTTAAGCTTCTCTTCACTGGCTTCTTCTGCTAGGAAATCTTTAAATGTGGTCATTATGGGTTTCTCTTCATGCGATGCTTTTTAATTACATCAATAGCTTGTTTAATAGTCCTTTTTAAAAGTTTTCCTTCACCAGCTATAAGACGGATGTCTTGCATAGTAATAGGATTGCCCTTGTGGTCTACATGCTGTTCAGAGACAAAATGTTTAAATGTTTTCATCGTACTGTTTTTACCGATCCATCAGAATTTACAAAATACGCCTCAAACGTAATATCAGGATATTCATTCTTCAATGAAAGGAATGCATGAAGATTGCTAGGAGCATCGTCAAACAACCTAAGCTTTACGTAGTTTTTAGTATTTATATATTTCCGAAAGATGATCTTCTTGGCCTCAGCCGATGAGTCGATCTTGAGGTTGCCAGCCCGTTCAACATGGATCTGGTCGATAGGAAGACCATGGTCACGGAACGTCTGTAGGAAGATATCCTTGTTATCAAAATCGGCACGAGCGGTGCAGATGATCACGCGACTGTGTGGATTCTTCTTAGAGTTGGCAAATATGATCTTAGCCTTGGCAACCATGCGAGCAATCGGCGTCGATGTCTTACGAAACACCTCAGCGTTGGCAAACTCGCCATAGTCGTACGTTTCACCATCCTGCCGCTTGTAGGTATTGAACTCCTGGTTATCTAGCATACGGACAACCTTGCCATCCTTCATGACAGCAACCTTGGCCTTTGTATGGAACAGCGTCTCATCGATATCGAATATCGTAAGGGTACCTGCACCAATGAACTCTCTGAATCGTTTCTTTATCATGGTTCATCCTACAACGTTTTCGAAATAATGTACACTATAAAAAGCATGCCAGGTTCAAATTTTTTTCGATAATTTTAACCGACTTACCATCCACGGGAGCAATGTTGAACGGCGATTTTTTGGCAGATGGAATGCTAAATTGCATTTCAAACGTAAACTGGTAATTACCACCGCCTTTGTACTGAACGCGGGCTCTGTAAGTTGCATTTGCTGCTGTACCGAATCTTGGAACATCTTTAAACTTGAGCGGATTGCTTCTACCCATAAGATAGAATCCATGGGTTCCTACGTTTACATAATAAGTATCTTTCTTTACATAATAGTCTTCAATCTTTGTAGCAGGTATAGATCCTTTAATGTCTTTGAATAGAACTTTATCTCTTTCATACATTTCTCTATTAGACATATTACCAAAAAAAGCTTTCCATTCATCATCTTTATCACGTTTTGCTGGTTTTTCAGACCATTGTTTTTTAATAATATCAAATACACCTACTTCGTATGCTAGATCTTTAATGAATAATTTTTCATCATCAGTGGATTTAATATCTCCAAATTTCCATGGATTTTGTTTGTCTGAAGAATCATATTTTATGACAAGAGAACCTGCAGATGCTGCAGATATTTTAAGCTCGCAACCGGATGTTTTTCCATTTTTAGAAATAATAAGATCTGGTTGATCGTGGCCTGCACCCGCTGGCACAAAATTTTTAGGGACTATATTATACTTTTTTAATAAATCACTTGCATTTATCTCGTATTGAAAACCTTGTTGAGCGGCCATAAAATAACTCCTTTCGTCTATTTATTAGACAAAAGAAAACCGGCCCAAGTATTGCTACCGGGCCGGTTTGTATCAAAACTATAACAAAAATTTATTCATTAATTTTATGATTACTAAGATCTACATCTGGATTAATATGCTTTTTAGCATAGGCATGCACAACTTTTGGATCTTTGTGGCTAAGATGAATTACTGGATTGCCGCCGCCTGGGCCATCGTAAGTATGGACCTTTGCTTTAATTCCTTTTGAATTAGCATGCTTTACAAGCTTGTCAACCGCAGCATTGCCATGTTCACCAGAAACGTCAAATTCATATTTTGATTCTTTTAGAGCTAGAGAAAGTTCTAGGCCCTCATTGATTGAAATATTAGTAAACCCGCGCACTTTTTCTTTGTTGATTTGTTCAGAAATGTATTTTGCGTAGTTCTCAGTTGACATTAGTAATCTCCATAGTGGTAGGCTTTAATATGTTTTATTTATATTAAATCCAATCTGGAGTTTCACGGTTCTTCCACTTATGCATAGAGGCCTTACCATACCTATAGTAATTACGGTAGTTAGCAATAGGCTCATCGCCTATCTTGTATTGCACATCCATACACGAAGGCATAGGAGTCATATCCCACTCTTTAAGGTTCAGTGGAGGAGATGCAATGGGAACACCGAGCTTGGTTATAGTTGCGTGTTGCTTACCATAACGGTAAGTATACTCAGTGCCGAGAGCAAAGAGATGATCGACCAGCCAGTTATAGTTTTCCACTGCCTGTCTTGCCCAAATAGCACTTGGATGATTGATATGAGTAGCACTATAGAGAATGAAATCACGGTCATCATTTAGTTTGTATACCTTTTTCTTGCGTGCGCCAGATGTATCGATAAACATGACACCGTCAAGTACGCGATGAGCAGTGGATAGTAGTTGAGCAGTCTCAAGAATCATCTTGACAACATGCTTGTCTACCATCCACTCCGCACACTGTCGGGGATCTTCATGTAGATAGAAAATATTCAAAACCAATCCTTACCATTCAACATTTCATCACGTTCTTCATCAGTACTCTTATTAGTTATAATCAAATAGCTAGTTAATGTACACAACAAAATGATGAAGATGAAAAGATAATTATGGCTTGACATAACGATCATTTGTGCCTTTCCAGACCTTGATACCGGCTCCATCATATTCCCAGTCACGTTGGCTAGGATCGATTTCCTTTAATTCCGGATTCGGTTTGTTGTAATCGATTACATTGACCCATCCAAGTTTCTGTTCATCAGTCCAGTCTTTGAAGTGTGGGTTGTCCTCATCGTATAGACACAGATACTCTTTGGTATCAATCTCACGAGCAGATGTAATCATCTCATCAATATGAAGTTGTGAAAACTCATGAAATTTGCCATCAAAGTTCATGCTAACTTCATCCTTAGCGTGTTCAGCACACTCTGCCTCAACGACATAGCGCAGTCGGAATACGCTAATGGTTTCTACAAGATACTTAGGCATCGAAGGTGGGCAGTTCATCGAATTCTACGGTACCAGGAATCGAGTGCCAATCGATGACCTTTTCAATCGCCTTGATCATTTCGCCAATCTGCTTGCGATCTTCAGTTGGGTTAAAGTCAAACACTGCAGTCGTGCCCTTAATGTAGTCCTCAAGCAAACCAGAGCGAGTCTGAAAGAGTGTATCGACTACAATCTGGTCGACAGTTTCGTGGTCAAGTTCAATAGTATGCTTCATATTCATTCTCCTACCATTCAGGTCCAAAAGATTTGTCCGTTTTTTCATATACTTGAAACCAATCACATCCATATGCCGGACAAATATAGATGTTATCGGGAAGGTCATTGTCGTCTTTGGCGCCGCTTTCACCACAGATGAAGTAGATGCCACCAAGTTTTTCTATAAGGCCGATGTGCTTGACCATTGCGTAAACTTGACGCAGTTTACGCAACTCTCCTTCATATGCCTCAGTCTCAAGATTCACTGACATCTCCATATATAGATCGAGTTACGCGTCTTAAACCGAACATACTCTGCACCATCTTCCCTGGTGTGTTCTTCAAGGATCTCTGTGATAGGCGTAGTCATCCACCAGTCGTGATGATCGTAGCTACGAGCATAAATTGAGCCAACTCTCATCGCCGCACCTACTTTTGGCCGAGCGTTATTTTCGATAATTTTATCTATTAGTTTATGGTTTTCGTCCCAAATAGGAGTAATGGCATCACTCATGCCGCCTCGATCACCAGCACCATCGCCTTCGCGTTCTAAAGAGTATCGCATTCTACGACCTTTCTATAACGATTAAAAGTTCCATCTGCTTCTCCAACCATGATCTCATCGAGATGCTTGTTCTTGGCGAGGATATACTGCTCGTGCTCAGCAACCACACGAGCAGCTTCACGAAGCTTACGCATCACAGCATTGGCGATACCAAACTTATTGCGGTTGGTATTGATAGCATCTTCAACAGCCGCTGCACAAGCATTGTACAGTTCGTCAGGAAGCTCCCAGCTGAGTTCAGTAAAGTTATGGATAGCACCTACCCGACGTAGATACTCCTGGCCACCATCAACCGAGATAGCACCACATGTACAAGTCACAAAGTCATGACGGTTCTTCGAGAAGATATCTTCTCCACACTTGTGGCATACTACACGGTTCTCGATAATCATTGCACGACTCCAGAGGTCAGGAAGCTGTACAGTGCATCGTACAGATCCATCTTGTTGTCACCAAAGTTCCAGAACAGAATGAAGAACCAACCGATCCATCCCATACCTGCCTGTACGTTCACGTGCTTGTTTTCCATTATACCAAAATCCCAGTAGTTTGCTTGATGTATTCCTTGGCAACGGCATCGAAGGTTTTGACGACACAGATGACATGTGCATGGACGAACTCAATCTTATAGTCCGGACCAGCAGTCAGGACGTACGGTGCAAGACCAAAACCTTGCTGACCCATCATAACCGCATGCGGCTTGCTGATCGTGTACACGCCCTGTGAACGGTCCACATCGGAGAGTCGACCAACGACTTCATCTCCGCCAAGAATCTTGAGAGTGACAATGTCACCGACCTTATAAGGTGTTTCAATAATCATAATGTTTCCTTATAGACCAAGTGACTTGTACGTGAACGACAACGGTTTGGTTCCGTTTGCCACCTCGGTCCGAAGGAAGTCTTCGAACATTTCGAAATAATACGCCGCATCCTCATGGTCGGTTTCGTTGAGAGCAACTCGTGCATTCTTGACATAATCGATAAGAGAGCGAAGAGGTACATTCTGACTATCACCGAGCGCAGCCGAATGAGTCTTGCCAGGACGTTGGTTCATAATAATCTCCACTTGTTATTATTCACAGTACGATATTTTGGATAATTTGTACACAACTATTTTAGCCCCGGCGCATCTTAGCAATCTCTTCAGCATCCTCCTGACTGAAGACAGGAACCATGTTGGACTTATGCATAGTGGCAATACCTAGCAACTTATCGCCTGTGTAGACGTTTGGCTTCTTGGCAAATGTGACACCAGTGTCGGTCTGTGATGGATAGCGTTCACGGTGGTTGGATACATTATACTCTGGCAACGGTGTGCCACGGAGCTTTGGCTTGTACTTTCCCTGACAATACGCAATGTACTCGTCTAGAGTCTTTGGCGCTGTACCAAGCCGCTTGTTGAACTTGCAGTCATCACGCCAATCAATATAGTACTTATGGTACTGCGTGGCACTAGTCTTGGTCTTTCGTACACGCGTATTAGTGGTGGTGTAAGCAGGACCTAAAAGATGCATTGTCATAGTAATCTCCACAAAGATACGATGGTGGAAGGCGGTCCACTGAGGGAATTTACAGAGCCGAAGCCCAACCCAATTTACGAAAGACCATTCGTGCCTTTCACCATCGTATAAGCCAATGTACCATATATTTCATAATATGTACACAACTATTTTAGCTATGCACGCATTAAATTACATTGCTGCCACTTTATTCATTATAGCCAGAACCTTTTCAGGTGACTGCCAACCGACAACCGTATCGCCATGACCCAGTTGAACCCAGTTGCCATCAGCATCCCATGCAGCGACTTCAACAGAGGTAAAACCGTCTTCCGAATTACCATCGCTATAAGTGCCGTCACCCATAGCCACAGAGACACTGTAGCCATTAGCGAACGTCATAGAGAAGTTACCGTTAGCTACTTTGTTACCAAACTTATTCATTCGAACATTAAACATTTTCAATCTCCTTAGCTTATTATTCATATTAGCATACTTTTGATAATATGTACACAACTATTTTGAGTAGGAGTAAAATTCTTTGAGTTCGTCGGTCATCTCGACGTAGACAGGAATAGTCTGGTATCCACGATTCTCCCAGTACTCGGTCAAACCTTCTGTCTCGAAGGTTTGACCGAAGATCTTGAATCCGAACTTGCCGTCACCGACGACTGCGTATGCAATCTGTTGCATTAGATAACCTTTCCGTCCAGAACGAGTCACCACACTGTAGTTAGGGTGAATGCCACTCGTGGCATTTGTGAGAGGTATAACCTTAGGACCGTCTGGCCTTTCAGTTTGGAGCTTAACGTTTCGACAACCTTCCATCAGATAACCTTTCCGTCCAGAACGAAGTAACCGCCAAACTTCTCATCAGCATGAAACACCAGGATACCGTCATTCATGAGGATCTGCAGAGGAGCTTCACCCTGAGCATTTGCAGAACCACCGAGGCGTGCAAAGTACTCTTCGACCGTGTAGTGCTTGATCAGGGCCTTGACGAACTTCGCTTTGGTGACCGGACCACGATGCTTGAAGCGAGCAACGAACTTACGACCTTCGTAGTAGTTATCAGCGTGCGGCTGATAGTGGAGGTAGCCGCCGTGGTAGCTGAGAGTTTCCTTGGTGAACTTGGTCATGACAATCTCCTTAGCTTATTATTCATATTAGCACATAACGCATAATATGTACACAACTATTTTCAAAAGAATGAAATTAGTTTTTAGGGTATTTTGGTTTCCATTGGATTTGATCGGGGATAGATTCGATATATTCGGCCATTTGTTTGACGAATTTCCGGCGAGGTTTTCCGTTGAGGATAACGTCGGCAATTCGGGCGGCGACGAGTGTGTCGCGGTGGTTGTAGTTGTTTTGATGGAAAACAACCGCGTCGATTTCGGGGTGTTGGTTGATATAGTTGACCAGGGTTTGAATGTCGGGGAATTGTGGTGAGATAGTGGAGATATTGTTGTTATTGATATCGAAATAATGAAGGGTGTACATGTTTTTTCTCCTTGGCTAACTATACCAAGGTACACCTATTTCGATATATTGTACATAAAAAAGGGGATGACCCGAAAGTCATCCCCAAATGCGTGTGACAGGAGGAACCCCACCTGTAATCCCGTCTATTCCATTCGTCAATTAAGACTCTTGCCTACTTACACAGTTGAAACTGTATATCCACGCACCACATAGTGTACAGTTATTTATACAAGTTAATAACTGGAAGTTAGTATTTTTGCAGTATTAACTAAAAAAAATGTTGGGGTTTCACCATCGAATCCACCACCAAAGTTGAGATGCCGAACCAGTTCCTTGGCTTCCTTCATCCCCAAACCACATTTGATAATCTGGTTTGTCTTGGTCTCGACGATATCACCACCGATCTCAACGTAGCCGACAAGAGTGTCTGCCATTACCATATGTTCATTTACGATTTTGTAGTTAACCATTGATCTTCTCCCATACAATACCAAAACAAAGCTCTTGCATCTTACGATGAAACCGATTAGGAACCCGGTGATCCTCGACCATCCAGTAGGTACCAGGATGGAGTTGACATCTCCACTTGTATACCGGCTGTTTTATGACCGACCACTGTGGCTCGGGTTTGACAGATATCTTCTCCCAATCCATCTACTTGAATCCTGCAAATTTTATCTTATCAAACTTGGTTGCAGGCTTGTAGTCGTTCTCATACCGCTGCCCGGTCGTTGACTTATCGAAGATAGGTGTATCATCCATAAGATCGGTCTGTGCAGACTCCTCAGTGTTGTACAACTTCATCTTAGAGTAGTCAACACCGATAACGAACCGTTTGTGCATCTCAGGATCGCCGTAACGGTTCTTCAGCTGCTTGACCATGATCTGGCCGAGTTGTTTCAGTTCGTCACTCGAGATAAGTGCAAACATGAAGTCGGCCGTAGCTGGCAGACCGAACGACTCAGAGGTATCCTCTAGACCAACATCGGATGATGAGAAGCCCGTACGAGTTGTCTGAGTAGCCGACATGATAGGAACGTTACACTCTACAGCCAAACCACGAAGCTCCTCAGCGATCGCCTTGATCATCGTGTACGAGTTGACGTTAGAACCTGCCTTGATACGTGACGAGGTGCAGATGTTCAGATAGTCGATGTAGATCATGTCAGGTACAAAGTTCTTCTTGATCTTCAACTCATTGATGAGGTGACGGAAGTTAGCCGAACCTGCACATGCAGTAGGATACTCCTTGACGATCAGCTTGCCTTTGGCGCGTTGTTTGACACGACTCATGTGTTTGTCATACGATGGCTTAGTAAGCTCACGGAGATCGTCTGTGGTCATACCAAGGAGGTTGGTATCAATACGTTCAGCAATCTTCTCCTCAGCCATTTCCATGGTGATGTATAGGACGTTGAGACCAGCCATAAGGTTGCCAGCAGCGCAGTGACACATGAACAGAGACTTACCTACACCAGTACCGGCAAGAGCAATGTTCAGAGTCTTACGCGGAAGGCCACCCTTCGTGATCTTGTTGAAGAAGTCCAGATCGAACGGGATCTTCACCTCGGTACGATGGTAGAACTCGTATCGATCATCAGAGTCATCTAGAAAGTCATGGCCGATACTCTGATCGAATGACACAGCCAGTGCATCTGTAAGGATCTGAGGAATAGAACCAACCGAGATGCCATCCTTGCTGCGATTGTCATCAACTAGCTTGATCGACTCCATGAGAGCATTATAAAGAGCCTTGTCCTTACAGAACTTCTCAGTGGAGTCGATCAACCATGCCACATCACGATCATCACTCTTGGCCAGTTCAGAGATAATGCCTTCGGCACTCTTGAACTGGTCATCGGTTAGTCCAGTCTTGTTGCCAAGATCAATACTCAACGCCTCCTTAGAGGGGAAGGTACTGTACTTGGCAACATAAGACTCGACGAGTTCGAAAATGGTACGATCAACGTTATCAGTGAAATAGTCAGACTTCAAGAATGGAATTACTTTGCGAGCATACTCCTCATTGTTTACAAGATTTCCAAAGATAACGTTTTCGATTTTCATCAGTCGTCTTCCTCCAGTTCCAGATCTTCAATAACATCTTCACTCTGCATGATAGAACCAGCAGCTACAGCATACTTTTTCTCAATGAACTCATTGAACTTTGGGCACAGCAGGATAGGATGCCAGAAGCCGAACGCATATGTATCGGCCATACGATAGTTCTTAGCATCAATCTCACCGGTTTCCATATCGACCTTCTGGAACCAGCCAACCTTTGGCTTGATCACATGACCAGACTCGATAGCCATGTCCATAAGACCAGACCACTTACTGATACCCTTGTCCCATGATACCTCGATAGGAATCTTGGACTTCTCCTTGACGAACCGGCTCTTCTCGACGTTGATGATGAAGTTGTATCCGGTAACTTCCTTACCGTCCTTCTCCTGTTGACGGCCGATGATAAAGATGTTGTCAGCTGAGTAGTAGATGCCAGTACCACCGCTCACGACCGCCTTAGAGTACATCTCCTGAGTCTGGTAGGTGTGGTTGACCACGACCAAAGGAATGTCCTTTAGGTTGAGGTGTGGGGTGACCATACGGAACAGAGACTTGAGTTGCTTGGCACGAGTCATGTCGGCAGCAGAGTTCTGCTTCAGAGCATCCTCGACTTCCTTCTTAGATGCAAGGTTGCCAACCGAATCGATCACGATGATGACATGATCACCACGCTTGATCTCCTCGAACTGATGCATGATGTCAAACTTAAGCTGTTCAACGTCGGTGATAGGCGTGTGAAGGACACGAGAGGTATCGATACCGAACGAGTCGAAGTATGACTGTGGAGTACCGAACTCAGAGTCATAGAAGAGCATGACTGCATCTGCATACTTGTCCATGTATGCCTTGGCCATGAGCAGACTGAACGAGGTCTTGAAGTGCTTCGATGGACCTGCCCAGATAGTGAGACCTGGCACAAAACCGCCATTGATCTTACCACTCAGAGCGATGTTGATGGCAGGAACCGTAGTTGCAACCATATCCTTGGCATTGAAGAACTTAGAGTCCGCTAGGATATCTGAGTCCTTGATAGTTGTATTCTTGCGAAGTTTATTTAGTAGATCCGACATATGTTCTCCTTATATTCTCAGTATAACACGAATTACGAATAATGTACATCAGTTATTTAAAAAGATCACATTTTTCCCAAGGCAGATAGGATTTGCCAAAGTGACCGTAATTAGTAGTAGATGTATAGATTGGTCTAAATAAGTCAAAATGTTTAATAATTCCCTTTGGAGTTAGATCAACATTTTTGATAATCCATTCTGTTAATTCCCTGCTGTGCCTATCGCTCTCGACATATACAGACATAGGTTGCGCAATCCCGATTGCATAACTTAATTGTACTGTTGCCCAATTTGCTTTATTACTTGCTACGATATTTTTAGCAAGATACCGAGCCATATACGCAGCCGATCTATCTACTTTAGTAGGATCCTTGCCGCTAAACGCACCTCCACCATGAGGTGCATAACCGCCATATGTATCAACAATGATCTTACGGCCTGTCAGTCCGGTATCTCCATCTGGTCCACCAATTACAAACCGCCCGGTTGGATTGATTAAAAACTTAGTTTTATCGTCAATCAAATCTTTTGGAAACAACTCTCTAATAAGATTTTCAATTGCGAACCGTAATTCGTTAAGTTGTACATCACGGTGATGTTGAGTAGAACAAACAATCTTGTCAATTCTTTTGACTGTAGCATCATTATTATATTCTATAGTGACTTGACTTTTTGCGTCAGGCTCAAGCCAATCAATTGTTCCTAATTTTCGAGCATTTGATAATGCATCAACAATTTTATGAC